GATTGAGGCATGGAATGAATTCGGTGAGGGATCAATTCTTTGCCCAACGGCGGGTAATGGTGGCTTTACACGCCTCCGCTTGCTTAATACAACGTTTGATTTACCAACTCTACTTGCATTCAGCATTCAGCCTGAAGCCATCTCAATAGGCTCTACAACCGCCGTCATTCGATTCTATCCAGCCGGCGGAGAACCTATTACCTATCGGCTGGTTGTTGTGGGCAATGGCGATACAGCTCCTACGGCCACTGAGATATTGGCAGGTCAGGCTTCAGGTGGTGGAGCACCAATATTTGCCAGCGCTTCACAAACTGGAAACATGGGCGATGCAACCCTTATCGTTATTTCTGGGCTCACGGCTTCAACGGCTTACGATGTCTATGCAGCCATTGATGATGCAGACAGTTCGCCAGTACGTAGCAGCAGAGTCGATATTCTGACAACCGCTGCCCCTGCCGCAGGCAGTTCATTTATCCACGATCCCACAGGCAATATCTGTAGGGATGTAGTCCGATCAGTTGTTCGTTAATTGATCAAAATCCAGAAAGTCAAATAGTTGACGGTTCAATAATTTAAGGTTGAGTTAATGGCGGCTCCAGCAAACAACAAAAATGCAGCCAATGCCAAGGTTGCTAAGGCGGCACTTGAACGAGCTTTAGAGCTTCGTTCGCCCATTGATCGCTATCAAACTTTGGTTGAAATCTGGGATAAGCAAATCGTTAATGCCTTAAATGGCGACATAGCTGCAGCAACAATGATTGTTGATCGATTAGATGGCAAGCCAAGCCAGGCTATTGATGCAGATATTAATATTGTTGGAAACCTCGCATCTCTGATTGAGGCTGCACGCAAGCGGATAGAGAATGCAGTCAGCTAGCAATATCGAGTTAGAGCTGGTTGATGAGATAGCACGCTGTACCTATGATCCCCTTCGCTTTGTCCTCTTCGCCTTCCCATGGGGCTCAGGAGAATTAAAGGATAAATCCCCTGAAGACTGGCAAATCCAGATTCTCACCGATATCAAACATGGATTGCCGGTTAGCCAGGCGATACAGGAAGCAGTGGCCAGCGGCCATGGTATTGGCAAGTCCGCCTTAGTCTCATGGATTATCCTTTGGGCTATATCCACCTTCGAAGATACAAAAGGTGTGGTAACAGCCAATACGGAGACACAGCTAAAAACTAAGACCTGGGCTGAATTGGCCAAATGGCATCGGCTCTGTATTTGCAAACATTGGTTTGAACTGACAGCCACGGCGCTGTACTCGAAAGACCCGGCTCATGAAAAGACCTGGCGGATCGATATGATCCCTTGGTCTGAGCGCAATACAGAAGCCTTTGCGGGGCTCCACAACCAAGGCAAACGTATTGTTATCATCATGGATGAAGCCTCAGCTATTCCCGACATCATTTGGGAAGTTACTGAAGGAGCATTAACCGATGAAGGCACGCAGATTATCTGGTGTGCGTTTGGCAATCCGACGCGGAATACAGGGCGATTCAGGGAATGTTTTGGGCGGTTTAAACACCGCTGGACCAATAAGCAAATCGATTCCCGCACGGTTTCTCTTACCAACAAAGAACAGATTGCGCAGTGGGTACAGGACTATGGCGAGGACTCTGATTTCGTCCGTGTCCGTGTTAGAGGGGTGTTCCCTCGTGCCGGATCAATGCAGTTCATCTCCGGTGACTTGGTGGAAGAAGCGGCCCACCGAGAAATAAAACGCCAAGACTTTGACCCCATGGTTATGGGTGTTGATGTCGCACGCTTCGGTGATGATCAATCGGTTTTATGGTTTCGCCGCGGTAGAGATGCGAAGACCATTCCCCCCATCAAATTACGCAATGTCGATACGATGACCTTGGCATCAAAAATTGTCGAGGCAAGGAAGTATTACCATGTCGAAGCGGTCTTTGTGGATGGAACGGGCGTTGGTGGCGGTGTTGTTGATCGGCTTAATCAGCTGGGCGTTCCTGTAATTGAGGTTCAGTTCGGTGCAAAGCCAGATCGCTCAATGCCGGGACATGACGATGTTGCCTACGCCAATAAACGGGCTGAGATGTGGGGCATCATGCGTACATGGCTCAAGGGCGGAGCTATTCCGAATGATCCTGAGCTTACCGCCGATCTAACAGGCGTTGAATACGGTTATGCAATCAAGGATGGCCGGGACGCTATTTTGCTGGAAAAGAAAGCTGATATGAAAAAGCGTGGATTGTCATCGCCTGACTTGGCAGATGCCCTGGCCCTAACCTTCGCTTATCACGTCGAATATTCAGGCGATATCGAATTTGATGACCCTTTGGCTAATGATGCGGGCAGGAGTGGAATAGGTGGGTATTAATGCCTGAAGTTGCAGTAATGCCTACGCAGGAGTCCACAGCAGACCTGCAATATATTGGCGATCAGCAGCCCACCTATGGCGCAGCAAAAGCCAAGCTGCTCAAAATGGCATCTGAGACCAATCTTGCCGAGAACATGGAAGAGGACAAGCTCAAAAAGCTTGGCAATGAGGTTGTCGATGATTATGAGATTGATGAGGAATCACGCAAGGAATGGCTGGCAAAGCATAAGGACGCGATTAAGTTAGCCAACCAGCTGAGGGAGGAGAAAACCTTTCCTTGGCCGGGCGCGGCGAACATCAAGCTGCCACTGATTGCTGATGCTTCGATTAAGTTTGCTGCTCGCGCTTATTCAGAGATCATTAAGGACGATAAGGTTGTTAAGGGCGAGATTATTGGCCCTGATCCTGATGGGCAGAAGGAGTTGAAGGCAAAACGTGTTGGCTCTTATATGAGCTGGCAGCTGTTGAAGCGCATGAAGGAGTGGGAGGGTGATACCGATAAGCTCCTGCATGTCCTGCCAGTCGTTGGGCATTTATTCCGCAAGGTCTATTACGATCCGAAGCTAAAGCGCAACAAGTCAGAAATGCGCATGCCGGATAAAGTCTGTATCAACAACACAGCTTCGAGCATTGAATCAGCCAGACGCATTACCGATATCCTCGAAAACACGCATAAGAATACAGTTATCAGCAATCAACGTTCTGGCGTGTGGCGAGATGTTAATTTTGATCAGATAAGCCCGGATCAAGTAGCGACTGAGCCGGAGACCGAAAAGTATTATACGTTCCTCGAACAGCATTGCTGGCGTGATCTGGACGATGACGGGTACGAAGAGCCCTACATTGTCACGGTTGAGAAGTCCTCACGCACGGTCATGCGGATTGTCTCGAATTACGAAGCCGAGGACATTACCGAGAACAAGAAAGGGGAGATTCAGAATATTGAACCCTGCCAGTATTTCGCCAGCTATCCGTTCATTCCGAGCTTTGATGGCGGGTTCTATGCAACCGGCTTTGGATTGCTGCTGGCACCGCTTAACGAAACAGCGAATACCCTGTTTAACCAGCTCCTTGATGCCGGCACCTTATCCAATGTAGGCGGCGGCTTCCTCTCCAAAGAGATCAAGGTTAAATCGGGGATCTATCGTTTCTCACCGAATGAGTGGAAGAAAACCGAAGCTACGGCAGAACAGTTAAGCAAAGGCATTGCGCCAAATCCAGTCAAGGAACCTAGTGCAACCCTGTTCCAGCTGCTCGGCATGGTCATTGAAATGGCCAAAGACCTCGCCAGCGTGAAAGATGTGTTAGCGGGTGATGCTCCTGGCATGAATACGCCGGCTACTACCGTGGTCGCCCTCATTGAACAGGGCATGAAGACCTTTAATGCGATCTATAAGCGCATTTATCGGTCGTTAGCCAGTGAGTTTCAAATCCTCTACAAGCTCAATTATAAATACATGGATGAAGAGGAATACTTCAAAGTCCTTGATGAGGATGCGCGCGTATACCGGGAAGATTTCAATGGCAAGGACTGCGATATCCTCCCGGTGGCCGATCCGAATATGTCTTCTGACATGCAGAGGATGGCCAAGATACAGGCTATGCAGGCAATGATTGGATTGCCCGGCGTGAATTCTAAGCCGATTCTTACGTATGCCCTCGAATCATTGCATGTCACTGAGAAACAAATCGCTGAAATCCTGCCAGAGCAGGACCCGAACGGTAATCCTGAAGCTCAGAAACTTCTGCATGATGCCGAGATGAAAATGGCCGACGTGCAGAACAAAGAGCGTGAGCTTGATCTCAAAGAGCGCGAGTTTGAATTGAAGCAAAAGATGGCTGAATACGATGCTGTACTCAAATTTGCTCAGGCTGAGAAAGCCGCAGCAGATGCCAATGCAACGACATTAGGCGCGCAAACAAACGCCATTGTGGCGCACGTTGATAGCCTGCACCAAGGCGTAGTGGCCGACATGGAGCATGAGCGCGCCATGGCTCAAATGGACCATGAAAAAGAATTAGCAGATAAAGCTGCTGAACAAGCCCAGCAACAGGAGCCCATAGAATGAAAAAACCAGCCACAAAACCCATGATGAAGCCCAGCGAAATGCCGAAAGGCGGTAAGGGAAAGCCCAAAAAGGGCGGAAAGAATTGTTAAAAGTCAATACCAGTTGTAAAATGTAACCAATAAGCAAAGGCTTATAGATTGCCGCTCGTGAGAGCCGCTAAGGAAAACCATGATCAAACCGCAAGAATGGGCCGATTGGCTCCGTCATCCGGTCACAGAGACCGTCCTTAAACATCTCAATGAACGTAAAGACTCGCTGATTAGCGAACTCCTTAATGTAGATGCTGAATCCATTGAAGCATTTGGTATGCGACATATCGCCTACCGAAATCAACTAAACGGACTCGGCGAATTTCTGGATACAGAAAGCTTAGGCGAAAGCATCGTAGAGGTGACTCATGAGAATTGAGCCGGCAGGGCATCGTGTGATCGTTAAACCGGACCCGCTGGAAGAAGTCAGTGCGGGCGGAATTGTATTGGCGCATGGCGAGGATAAAAAGCGAAAGGAGCAGGCACAACATACCGGGATTTTAGTGGCCATTGGCCCCAATGCCTGGAAAGCCTATGACGAGGGTATTCCCTGGGCAAAATTGGGTGAACGCGTTTATTTCGCTAAATACGGTGGTTTTCTCATTGAGGAAGATGGCGTTCAGTACCGCCTTTTGAATGATGAGGATATCACTGCAATTATTCGCGAGGAGGCCAAATGAGCACTGAAGCGCTGGCCGCAATCGCAGAAGAGCTTCCTGAGTCGCTGGCTGAGTTTATCGAAGAGCCTGCAACGCAAGAAGAGGCAACCGAGGAAAAGCCGCTTGAGAAAGCCGCCAATCCCATGGTGGAGAAAGCCGCTAAATCGGGCTGGACCGATAAAGAGGCTTGGATAGGTGCCGGGAAAGATGAAGACGAATGGGTTGATGCGGCTGAATTTGTTCGCCGCAAACCGTTGTTCGACAAAATCCATTCGTTGGGCAAGGCACTCAAGGATAAAGACGAAAAGATCGAGGCTGTTTCGAAGTATGCCCAGAAGGCCGCAGAAACAGCGCGCAATAAAGTCATTCAGGAGTTTGAAGAGCAACGTCGGAAAGCAGTTGAAGTCGGTGATGTTGAAGCCTTCGAACAGGCTGATAAGCAGTTACAGGAAGTCAGGAAAGAAGACTTACCTGAAGCTAAGCCCGCGGAGCCACAAATTCCTACTGAAGTGCAGGAGTTTGCAAAAAAACACGAAAAATGGTTCGACAAAGACGAGGATATGACGGACTACGCAATTGCCAGGGCGAAGAAATATCTTGCCCAGGACATGACATTTAAAGATGCGTTGCCGAAGGTTGAAGAAGATGTAAAGCGGGCCTTCGCACACAAATTTGTCAATCCCAATAAAGAAAAGCCCTCTCCGGTAGCCAGCAATAACCCTGAAACGCGGGCCAAATCATCCTACTCCTATGCGGACCTAGATGAGGGCCATAAACAAGTTTGGTCGGTGCTTAAAAAGAGCATGACCTTCGATGAATTTATTGCCGGCTTGAAAGAGCAGGGGGAATTGAAATGAGTCCGAGAGGCCAATACGAACGTCCGAATCGCAGCGAATCGGCTCATCCGAAACGCACTCCAATTCATCAACGCAATATCCTGACAACGGATCAGCGAGACGGTTATGTCCGCCGCTGGGTCAATGATGTTGATGGCCGGCTCGATATGTTTACTGAAGCCGGTTACGAAAAAGTCACAAAACCGACAAAGGTCGGAGATCCCATGGCCGGTGCGGCCAGTCAAGTAGATAGCGTGGTGCGCAAGCCCGTAGGTGGTGGCGTCACAGCCGTCCTGATGGAGATTCCCGTGGAGTTTTACGAGGAAGACCAGCGCTCAAAGGAGCATGTCATTCGGGACAAAGAAAAGTCGCTTCTTTCAGAGGCTCCCCAAGGACTGACCGGTGCTGGAATCAAAATTCAGCGGCCGGAGGTCATTACTGAATAATCCGAGGAACTCAATATGGCTAACGTAAGCCGAGTTTGCGGAGCGCGCCCGGTCAAACATCTCAGCGGGTCTCCGTATAACGGTCAATGCAATCTTTATTACTGCCCCTCCACTGATGGAACAGCAATTTTCATGGGGGATTTTGTGAAATCCGGTGGCACTACGGATGCTAATGGTGTGCCTACCATTGCGCAGGCTGCAGCAGGTGATGCGCTGCGCGGTGTGGTTGTAGGTATCGTACCCGATACAGCAGATTCGACCATTTATCGCGTAGCTTCGACGGCGCGGTATCTATTGGTCGCCGATGATCCTGATTTGATTTTCGAAATTCAGGAAGATGCTGTAGGTGCTGCAACGGCTTTGGTGGATATCGGTGAAAACGCTGATATTACCGTGGCTGCAGGCAATACCTCGACGGGCACCAGCGGCATGCAATTGGATAGTTCGGACCACAAAACAGCAACGGCTCAATTGCGGATGCTTGGATTTGTCCAATCGCCCACCAACGAGCCTGGGGTCGCCAACGCAAAACTGTTGGTGCGTATCAACGAACACGAACTTGCCTCTACCACTGGCGTATAAGGAGCTGAATCATGGTCGGCATTGTCAATACTGGTTCAGTCCCGAAGGCCCTACAAGTTGGGGTCAATCGTTTTTGGGGTATGGGCTATCGCGAAAAAACCCCTTTGCAGCGCAATCAGATTTTTTATAACGAAACGTCTGAGAAAGCGTATGAGGAAGATGTTCAACTCGTTGGAACCGGTAAGTTCAAACAGAAGGCTGAAGGTGCGCCGGTTGAGTACGATACGATCCGTCAAGGATTTATCAAGCGGTACAACCAGCTCACTTGGGCCTTGGGTGTCATGTTTACCTACGAAATGCAGCAGGATAAACAGTACGATCTCGGTTTCAAACAAGCCAAATACCTGGGCTATTCGGCCCGTCAAACAC